TGTTAATTGTATAAGCCATATATTACCAGTATTTATAACCTTCCTACACTTATTAAAATGACACTTTCTTCTGCTGTGTCTTTATTTTCCATTGCTTTTCCTACGATAGAACCTAATACAGGACTTATTGCCTTTTGGGCACAACCTGGATGTGTTCCGCAAGTAGTTAAAAGATCACCTTTTGATACTATTCCGTGTACTTTACATTTAACTTTTCCTACAAGAGCAACTGCTTGGCCTTCTGCATCACCATTCATTAAGTAAGCAGGATTTTCACTAATAACGCCTGCTACTCTTGTGTCATTTGATATCGTTGATTGTGTAATTTCTTTGTCTCCGCCAAATATAACAACTGTTCCTACATCATACGTAGAATCCGATTCATAAATCTCAGCCAAGTCAGCATATTGAGCCTTTGTTGCAGTTGTGTTTAAAATATTTGTTGCTGGATTATAAGATAGATTTGTATCTGTAGACAATCCTAAGTTACCTGTCGCGGCACTTACAAATGGAATAAATCTTGCCGCATTTGTAGTATTGTCTGCTGTAATTGTAGATGTTGTTGATATACTTGCTGTACCTGTAATATTTCCTGTTACATTACCAGTGATGTTTCCTTGGAATGCTGTTGCTTTAACTGTTCCAACAACATCTAATTCAGTAGTAGGTACTGTCTGTTTGATTCCAATTCTGCCAGTTGATCCATCGATCCTTAACATCTCTGTTGTCGAACCTGATACATTTGCTTTAACAATAATGTCTTTATCTTGTGCAGTTTGATCTACAAGTACATCATTGTTTGAAACTGTAATTTGTAATTCTGATTGATCTCCTATGAAGATACCATTGTCGGTATCCAATGTCAATCTACCTGTCATTGTGTCAGCCGCGTTCGATGTTAAAAAGTTTGCCGCGGAACTTCCGCCTAATGCATCAGCATTTGTTGCCGTGCCGTGTAACTTAACTCCTGAGATTGCAGTTGTTAAAGTTATACCAGGGTGTACTGTTGGGAATCCTGTAATTGCAGTCTTAGGAGTAAATGATGTAGTTCCATCATATATTAGTGCAACTAAACTTGAATTATTTTTAATTTGTGTAACTTTCTGTACAGCATCACTTGAATCTGTAATACTTGGAAATGTAAATCCACTTGTACTAGATGATTCTGGACCTACCAGAACCATTGTTGAACCATTGTAAAAATACAACTGGTCTGTGTCAGAATCAATCCAAATATCTCCCGATGACGCAATAGATGGTTGCGTTGATTGATAAGACGCTCCACCTAATGGTTGGAATGTTGCACCAGAGTAAACTTTTAATCTTTGATTTGTTTCGTCATACCAAAGTTGTCCCTTAATCGGCTTTGTTGGTGCTGATGTATTTGAAAAATTTTCTAATAAGTGTAAAAAGTTTTCTGCAATAGTTTCGCCGTAACCTGAATAACCTTTACCTACAAATTTTAAATCTGTTTCAGAATTTAATACAGAATCTTGTACAATGTATTGGGAGACTGATGCCGCCCCATTAGTTTTGTTTACAGTATACGCCATTTATTAATATCCTGTGTTACCACCTGAAGTAGTTCCACTTACTATATTACTTGTACTTGCCGCTGTAGAACTTGTTTCAGTGAACGTTGTTAATGATTGTATTCTCAAAGTGTAATCAATCTGTATTAATCTGTTTAATGATTTTTGCACAGGGTGGAAAATTACGTGTGTCAATAATTTATTAGTTGTTCCGTCCTCTGTACCTTCCCAAGACACTAAACCTAGTTCATCAAATACAAAGTTATCATTGAAGTTTGTTGTGTTATCGAAAGCCGCTTGTCCTGTTGGTTCTCCATAATCTAATGTGCAAGTAACAACTATATCTGTGTATTTGTTTCCTGCTGTGTGTCTAACTTCCATTTTGTTTCTTGTTGTGTCTTTGTTTGTTGCTGAATTATCGTCAATTACTTTATAATAAGTTTTTGCGTATAATTTTGAGTTTGTTCCTGTTGAGTTAGGCGTAAGATAAGTTATTACTCCTGTTGGATCGACAGATGTTCCACCATTACCAAACGCCATCTCATGAATAAATCCGTTTGATTTATTCGCTAACGAATTCGCTAAAGCCTGTGACATATTTTCATAATGGATAGCATTTCTTTTATCAACCATTACTTCGCCTGTCTCAGGATCAAATATTTTAATATGACCAGACATCATAACGCCGTTCTCATCATTAGGCGTTTTTTCATCTTTTTCTTTGTTATCTTCTTTTTTGGGTTCTTGTATCATCTATTGTATTTATTCTGGTGCATTTGTTGGCTCTTCCGCTATGAATCTAGCCGCAGTAGTCGTAGACTGGTTTAATCCTTTACCATCTGACGCTGTGCTCGAGCCTTTCGTATACCATACTTGACCTTTCTTCATTAATATTTTAATTTGTTGATTTGCTGGTACTGGTTTTGACAGTACAACGTTGCTTCCACTCACACTAAAGTTTACAGTACTTCCGTCCTCGCTCTCCCACAACAATCGTTGGCCACCAATGAATATGTCGAGATCAGGCTTACCTGCGTAAGGTCCTGCTGGAGCGACGGACGGAGTAATTGTAGTGGCAAATGATACTGTTGAACCATCACTAATAAAAGTGTTGGTGTATATTGTATCACTATAAGGCACGGTACTCTTACCGCTGGCATCTACCACTTTTGTTCCGCCAATATGAGCCTTAATTCCTGTTCCAAGTGTACCTCGTCTAATTTGAGATAACACGTTACCTGACTTTTGGAAAAATTCTATTCTCTCTTTATCAATAAAAATTACACCCGGCAATTGAGTAGTGCCGTCTGCATCACCTAGCACAGAACCGTCAGCGACTGTGATTGTAGAATCTCCGTCTTTGATATCTTGTGCAAGTGTTGTTGTACCAGTTTTAGCAATTCTTTTGTAGAATTGTCTATTCAACATATCTTTAAATAATCTAAATCCTGTTTGTTTAGTCGATGACGGTACTGTAAAGTACAATACATCTACTCTATCTGCTGACGTAATTGTTCTACCTGATATCTTAATAACATTTTCGGTCACTGTGTAATCAAACCCTTGTTGCAGTGGTTGGCTGTTGAACCAAACATAAACAAAGTTAGAATTCAAAGGCGTGTTGTATAATTTATGTTCTCCAGATATTCTTCCTTCTAACACTTCACGTCTTGCTTTCATTCCTAAAGCATTGTTGAAAGTTGTTGCTTTAATTTTATCATTGTTATTAATTGTAATACCGTCTGATGATAATGCAGATGGTTTTAATATAATATCATTACCAACATATGTGTAATGAGTATCTACATTCGTAGTAATTGCAATTACATCTGTATCTGCAGGAGCAGTCATAAAATTAATTTGCTGGTTACCAAAGTCAATTGTGTAATCTGTATTCAAGCCTTGCTGAGTGCCGTTTACATATACTTCGATCTCACTGGCAAGTGTAATTGTTTTTGCCGGATCTACTGTTGAGTCATCTGATAGACCTGCTACAACTCCAAATGCATATGTTGATCCATCTCCTGCGTAGTAAGTGTTGTCTGGTCCTCTCAATACTTTTCCTCCATGTTCTAGTATTGTTAGTCCAGCAAACGGTCCAAAAGTTCCAACAGGATAAGTTAAAGTATATCTATTAGTTCCTGAAGCATATGTGATTGAGTCTTGTCTTATTTCAGCATATGCTCGACCCTGTCCTACTGTTTGGTTGAAACCTGCTATCTGAATTGCTTTGCCCGACGCAGGTGCTGAACTGAATGTAAGTGTTAATGTATTTGCAGTTGAACTCGTTGTAAATGCCGATGTAGGTATTCCGTCGATAGTTACATAAAGTTGTGATAATGAACTATCCGGAGCAAAATTTTCTCTTGTACCTGTTTTGAAAACAGTTGTTGATCCGTCACCTATAAAATCATTCAACACCATGTATTGAGATCCTGATATTGCAAAACTTTTAATTGTTAATCTTTGTCCAGACGCTGGTGCTGATCCAAATGTAATTGTTTCTGCTTGAGTGTCTACTGTGTAATCGGTTGTAATTCTTTTTGTAACATTGTTCACAATCACTGATACTGCCGCCTGTGTTCCAGGTTTTTGTCCAATATCAAAAGTTGTTTGTGATCCGTCACACACATAATTCTTTTCAACAATAAACGGAACTCCTGAATCTGGTGCAGAATAAACTTGTAAATCAAGAGTATCAAATATTTGTCCAGGCACTGCTTCTTCAGGTGCATAACTTGTATCAGGAGAAACAAATTCGTCTCCGTCAGTAATAACATGATTTGGATCTATTCCTAAAGCAGAACCAAATAATCCTCCAGATACTAGAGAATCTAATGTTCTATCATCTGTAGGTGTTTGTACACCATCATCGTCAAACGGTATGAACTCTACTTTGACACCATTTCCAGGTGCAGATCCTAAAGTAAATGACGTTGTTGAAGAGTCGCCTCTATGAACTTCATTTACCTGTCTGACACCATCAAGATAGACTGTGAATACATCTTTAGGATTAGGTGGATCTGTAAAAATAAATTGTGCTGTGCTACCATCTCCATAGAAAGTTCTAATTCTTGATTTGCCATAACCGTCCCATGGTTCTTCGTACCAAGGAGATTTATCAAAACCTTGTTCTCGATTGAAGTCTAATCCTGTTACCTGTACACCTCCATAATCAATACCGTCCATTAATTGTGATAACTCTAATCCCGGCATACCACTTGTTGGTGCATACATTCCTTTTATTCTTTCAGATGCTGTAAGGAAACTTTCATCCCCACGCAATTTAGTTAAACCAGTGTCAGTGAATACTGCACCTGTAACTAGTCGCTGTGACGTTCTATACAACTCATTATTGTGTCTTATAAGTGTCCCATATTCATATGTTGTATTTTTTACCCAATCCATTACAACACAAGACGACTTAATTCTATCAAATTTTATTGTGGTATCAAAATCTCTAACAAGATCATTCCCGAGCACCGCAGAAATTTTTGCTGTATCTGTTGGTGTTGAGCCATCATCTTTTCCTCCCGACACAATAACTTGAGGTGTTGTTGTGTATCCAGAACCTTTGGAAATAAGATTTATTTTTGTAAGTTTTCCTTGAGATATCACTGCGGTTGCAGTTGCATGAGTTTTAACTCCAGGAGAGAATAATTTATACAATCCAGGATCTGTCTTTTTCGCGTGATTAGAAATTTGACTGTTGGGCATATAAAACACTCTAGTTGGGTATTCATCAAAAGTGTGTGAGTGAGATTTACCTGTTCCCCCAAGTTTTTTGTCAAACGTGTTTGCATTTGATTGTAATGTAAACACAGGATAAAAATATCCATAATCCCCTGAACTTCCGCCTGATGAACTTCTACCAAGCACTGTAAACGGACCTGTATCTTCTACTGTTCCTCCAACAAAACTTATAGTAGGTGTTTTTGTATAACCAGAGCCTGCATTTGTAATTGTTAATGAATCAATATGTTTAGTGTAATAGTCCTTCCACATTTTGTATGGATATTCTTCTAATAATTCTTCATCTAATATACTGCCCGGCTGTACTGGTCTAACTTTCCCATTTCTATTATCATAGAATGGCGGTAAGTCAAAGTCACTGTTAATTCCGTTGTGTGTTTCTGCATTTGTATATTTTAATTTGTACTCACGTACTTTTGTGTGGAATGGTTTAATCTCGTTTATGTAAGATTCCACGTAATCATCTTTTCCAGTAGTATATGTTTTTCTTTGGTTTAGTGGTCTTAGACTGTTTGTAATGTTTAAGAACGAAGATTTAAATAACCAATTTACGTATGGCTGTTCTGATAATACATATCTCAAACCAATAAAGAAGAGTGTATTGTATTCTTTTGCTAGATCTCCAACAAAAATATCATCTCTCAATGCTTGTAAAATATTTCTTGTTTCTATAATAGGTTCTCTATCAAAGAAGTTTTCATCGTATGTGTCATCACCTTCAAATCCAGAATCTTCAATTGTGTAATCATAAATTTTTGCTGATAATTGAATAGTTCCGTTTTCAGTTGCAACATTTTTCCAACCTGTGTTTATTTTCTCATAAATTTTCCAACCGCCGGTGTCAGACTTCACAACTTTTGCATACTGACCTATATCTAATTCTACATCGTCTAGGTCATATTGAAAATCAACTTGTTTACTGATATATGTGTCTTTGCTTACTCCTGTATCATACCAATCTAAATATGTCCAAAAATCATTTGTTTTATATGTTTGTATTTTTGTTCTATTCCATATACCTAATACTGCGTCCCATTGATATATCGACCAAAATCCTGCCGCAGTTTCGTCTGCCTTAACAAGATAATTTACGTTTCCACTTAAATTTTTTGTATTAACATATGTCAAGTCTGCATATGTATCAACTGATCCGTCCCATTCTAAACTGTCTTTAGTTGGTTGTGGATCTGCTTTATCCAAATTCGTGAAATTTATAGATCCAATTAAAGGTTTAGATTTCATTACAGAGTTTGAATATGTTATAAGTTCTTTTAATGCTGTGAATCTGTCAATGTACCAACTTTGTCTAGGTCTTAATTCTGTTCCATATCTTCTGTTTAGAGGTAAATTTGGATCAGGTACAGTGGCACCTAAACTATCTGTGCCTGTTAAACTATCCCACCATTTACTTTCTAAAGATGCATCTGGTCTAATTGCTGGATCTCCTTCAGCATAAATTTTCCAAACTTTATGAGAGTCTATTTCGTTGTCATTTTCTCTGTAATCAATATTGAAAACAATATTATCATTTAAAAGTGTTTCTTTTATATTCCATAAAATTAATTTATTTTGATCAGAAACTGCAAAATATCTTAATCCTGATTTTTCTGGATTCGTAATTATATTGCTGACATATGCACAAGAATTTGTTCTGATCATAGTGCTTACGCCTAATTGTGGAACAATAACTGAATTTTTGACCCAAAAATAATAATAATTTATAAATTCATCTTTTGCAGAATCATATTTTTGTTTAATTGTAAATTGTGTATCGTCAATCGCCAACGGTTTACCCGAAATTCTATCTACTAATCCTGCCTGTGTATCTGCTAAACTATTCCATTCAGATGGAAGTAATGTAGTCTCTATCCATTCGTATATACAAATTTCAGATCCAGGAAATAGTTTACCCCAATTTTTCGTTTTGTATTCCTGGTCTCCCTGTTCGTACCAAATCCATTTTGCTTTTGATAGATCCCACCAAGTTTCTCCTATGTGTTCTTCTGCCCACGGTGTTTCAGAATCTTGCGTTCCAAATGCATTAAAGTTATATGTTGCTGGATCCCAAGTTGTTTTATACTTTATTTCTCTATCTGCAATACCAAAAATACGTTTTTTAAGTGGATCAAAATAGTTCATGAAATCCATAATTTTATTTGTTGATCTATCAAATATAAATGCTGACTCGATTCTCGAATCATTAACTAAATTACTTTCAGTTCTTAACAATGACCACGGAGTAGCATCTGTCTTTAACGAATCATAATGAGCAACAGATCCATCGTCCACATATGTTGTTGATCCATCTGAAGTTAATCCGGCATCATTATTTGGACTTCCAACAAATATACTGTTATCAGTAATAAAGACTGATTCACCAAATTGGTCATTTGATGATACATTATCATTAACCAACCTATCGTCTATTACATATTTTGTATCATATTTTGTTGCTGTGAACACTGCACCTGCTTCTCTGTTTACATCAATTATCTGTGTGTCCTGTAAATCAAATGTGGTTGAACCGTTGTCAAACTTCATTGTTCTTGGATTATCTGCACCTTGTGCCGATATAATAATTTTACTACCTGACTGATTAATGTTTACTCTTGCACCAAATTTTACGTTTGAAACATCACTCGGTGATGTAATTGTTTGTTGTAGTGTGTATGTGTTTGTTGATCCATCAGCATTCCATTTGTAATAATATACTGCCCCTGCATCATCTTTAAATGTTGTTGAACTTCCGTCTTGCACTTCTGTACCAGGTGCGCCAATAATTAATTCTGTTCCATCTTTACTCATAGCAATCGAATCACCAAATGCTGTGTTTAAAGAACTTCCGTCGGAAGATGTGCCTGTGAACGTTTGTACTTCCGTCCATGTATTTGCATCATAAGTTGTTGATCCATCATTTGTGTTACTTGTTCTTCTAAATATGTGAACTCTACCTGCGTTGCCTGGTGATTTAGAACTGACTGCAAGAATATCTCCGTTATCATTTACAGCAACTTGATGTCCGAATCTTTGTCCGGAGTGAACGTCTGATGGAAATATTTCAACTGTTTCAGTCCATGTGTCAAATGTTGAACCGTCTGATCCTATTGTCCATTTATACATATGGACTTTACCTTCATCGCTATTTGCTCCAGGTGATCCAATAAAAAGATATTTTTCAGCAGTTCTTATCGAACTATTTTCTCCAGGTTCTGCTATTGCATGACTCCAGCCAAAATTTAAATTTGCTAAAGTTGTTGAGTCCTGTTGATAGTGGGGATAAATTGTACCACCTAATTCATATTCAATTTTTGAAGTATTCCACTTGTACCATTTTACAAGTCCCATATTATCATAATGTGTGCTTCCGTCTATACTTTTATTATTGAATGGTGCTCCTGCTACCAAATAGTTTTCATCTGAACTAATTGAAAGCGAATATCCTAATTTACTTGTACTATCATTATTTTCTGTCATTGTTTTAGTGTCTAGTACAGCAAAAGGTTCTCCTGGTTTTGCTTCTTTTCTAAAGAAGAAATTTAAAATACCCTGTGTATCTGATGGTGATGAAGAAATCATTGTTCTTCCGTCATTCCTTGCTACTACCTGCCATCCAAAATCTTGATTATTTTTTCTTGTAGGAGATAAAACTTGATTGTACCTTAACCATTCTTGTCTTTCATATACTTTCCAATAGTTACTTTCGTTGTCTATGAAAACTTTATCGCCTGCTCTATTGTTTGTTTCATCTTTTACTTTATAATCATCAAAAGAGATTTTATCATTTATATCATCTATTGTTGGATATCTTACACTTACAAATTTACTGACGTCTCCAAATGTAGTAACTGTTGATTGATCTGTTACAGTTGATAGTGCAGATAAATTTTCTGTAAAATCTACACAAACTTTGTTAGGCAATACTTTTTTAATTTCAAAAACCTTGTTAAGAACAGCATTTTGTGATCCAGATATAACCATGTAATCTCCAACTTCAAAATTATGTCCTGTGTTAAATGACATTTCTAACTGCGTATCTTCGTTAATGCTCTGTAATTTTACTAACCTTATAGGCGTTCTTGAAACTCTCAAAACGTTCCAGTCACCTTTTTTATCATTTGCTATCCAAACTAAATCTTGATTTGATAAACTTGTAACATCTAGGTTCAAGAGATCCGCTATTTTAAATGCTGTGTGTTGTACGTCATCAAATCTCGGATATCCAGCATTTTTGTAATACTGCACTGATTCTCTGTCTGTATCTGCTTTAGTATAATCATACAGAGAAAAACTTTTTGATGCATCATACTCTAATGGTTTGTCGTACATATCAACAGAAGTAATTGTTGCTGATCTGTTATAGTTAATTGGATCATTTGTTGTGCTTAACAATTCAACACTCTGAGGATTATGTAAAAATGTAGAATCATTCATTTTAAATTGTAATGATTTTTTAGCATCAACATTTCCAAACTCACCTGTTCTAATCATCCATTCTGGATATACATCTAGTGTGATATCCTCATCTAAAAATTTTGCTCTTGCTAATTTATTAATTGCGTTTTGTGTTCCTTTTTCCCTAATAAATCCTTGATAAAATTTATATTGTGAAATGTCATTTACAAATAAATTATTCAGATAATCTCTAGACTGGTACCCAATTAAATGCTGTGCCAAACCTTGCTGTACAGCATCAAAGTTATCAGTTTCGAGATCATAAAAATCATTAAATTGTGCAATTTTATAATCGAAGTTTGGAATTAGTTCAGAGGTTGGTCTTGCAATTCCTGTATATTTAGATGGGTCAAATTCTATACCTGAATTATGATTTACTTTTGCCATATAGAATCTAGACTGATATTCTAGTGTGTCACCAATTTTGTAATCAGTGTTTGAATTCCATAACTTTGTCTCGGCTTTATCGTACATGAAACCAGGTGAGTGAAATCCTCCGTTCCAATCAGCAGTTTTCCACCCTACTAATTTTAGTCTTGATTGCCTGAATCCAGTTTCTGGATCAAAAATAATATCGCTGAACACTGTCTTATTATCAAATATTAACATATGTTCTTTTTCGACAGAATGTAATTCTAAGCCATATATTCCAATGTTGTCATTTTTTGATATTATATTAAAAGTATTTCCTTCTCTTTTGACAGATATATCTCTCTCAGATATCGATCTTCCGCCTGCATCTAATACTGTATAATTGTTATAAACATTTTTAAGTTTTCCTATAACTGAATTTTTAGTTTCTAAATTAAATCCACTTGCTCCTGGAGATACTGTAATAGCAGATCCGGCCGCCCAACCTTGTGTTGTCCAATATAAAAATTCGTCTATTGCATTGTCCCAATTTAAAGTTTTTCCTATTTCTTTTGAATATCTATCAAACTTAAATCCTTCAGATTCCAGCCATTTGCCATAACCTTGTAAAAAGTCAACAACGTCTTGTCGTGTTTCAAATAGTGTGCCATATACTACTGTGTCTACTACATCTAAATAATCTTTGTAAACTTTTGCTCTTACAGATCCTTGAACTTTTACAGCATTATTGCTGTTTCTTTTTGGAATGAACATTTTGAAAATTGGATTAGTAATATCGTATCCAGTAACTCGGTATCCTGGTGCTATAGATGACCCATCATCTGATATTGTAGAATTCTTTTCAATTAATACTCCACTGTAATAAAACTTTTTAATAGGATTACTTGTTCTAAAATATATTTTATAGTTTTCTGTAGGTAAAAATTGAGATCCAGAAGTCGATCCTGGTGAAATAGAATCTGTCAAAATTTTCAAATTGGCTTTATCTGTAAAACCACCTAACTTGTATGCAAGTTGAACATTTAGATTTTTCATTTTATCATAATAAAAAATAGCGGGATCTAAATTTTGCGATATCAGATAGTTTACAGCATAAGGCTGATATCCTGCTGTTTGAAATCTTGTTACTATTCCTGTTTCACTATTTGTAGATGTTTCCAAATGATATTTTACACTTGCTGATTTTTGTCTTAATCCTGTTTCAGTGACAACATAATTTCCTACAACATTTTTTGATAATCTGCTAGGATCTAAATAAGTGCCAAAAAATTTGCAAGGCTGTAATACTGCGAGTGCTTTAGTTACTGCAAAAGCAAAACTTGAACTTCTTCTCCATGCTGTTTCTGCCGGTCCGTGATCACCAAACTTGAATGGTTGTTTTAAATTTGCTCTTTGGAAAGATCCAACAATAGTTGCAGGATTTGCCATCGATCCTGCAGAGTTTACTGGAATTTTATTTGACAAGCCAGGCCTTGCATATCTAGAATTGATAAGTCCTGTACTTGCATCATACCCTCTCTCAATATCACTCCACAATACTTCATTACCTGATGTGTATGGACCTGGTCCGTATTTTGATTCCCACTTACTTGGTTTTTCTGAATGTCCTAGCATCTCCCATGGATGAGTGTGTGGTCTATCTGTATCAAAGTAATAATTAAAAATACCTCTCCAGTAACCAGCCTCTTGATCTACTCCATTTATATCTTTACTTGCAGAATAGTTGAAAGTGAAAATGTCTGCTGGCGTGTGTCCACTGTTTGTTCTGAAATCAACATTGTTTCTTCCTGCCCACACATAAAAATCTTCACTCATTACGCCATTAACTTCATTTCTAGTAAACAGATTTTTACTAAATGCTCCTGGCAGTACAGTATGAATATTAAGTAAATCGTTGTTATATGTTGATTTAATATTATTGTAAATTCTTTTTTCTAACTCTAATAATAGATCGTCTCTGAAATCACCGTATGCAATGGTACGAGATCCATCATGTCCTACTATAACATTTTGCGTAGTTCTATAAGTGTTATCTGATTCCAGCGCCGGTGTAAATTTTGGATACATTCCAAGTTTTGTAGGAGTTGGTGGAATATAACTTCCTTCTGTATTAGAATAATCTTTTATTTTAATAATATCTCCTGTAGCAAGTGTTGAAATAAAATTGACACTATCGACTGTTGTGCTGAAAGTATAATCTGTACCGTGTACTAGTTGTACATCATTTTTGTAGACGTAAACTGCCCTGTTACTTAATGTAGTCAAATCAAATATACTGTCAATAGAATACTCTGTTGACGATGGATCCTGAACTGTATATGTTCTTTCAGACACTTTTGTTCCAAAACCTAACATATCTTCATAATAGAAAGGTGATGCAGAATTTTTCCTAAATGTCATTTCTTTAAGGATCTCGTCTACTCTATCTGCTACATTACCATCATATGCTGTTCCGGTTGCTTGAGTGATAAAGTTTTCCTTAAATTTTTGATATTCTAAATTTGCGTAATCTAATGCTGTACAAAAATTTGCTTCTTTATCTATCAAATTAAACATAGCGGAAGTAATTGATCCAGTATGGTTCTGGTAGGCGCCGCCTGTTAAAAATGACTCTGGTTTGTCTCTCAAATTAGTTGGGCCAGGAATCGTACCAGTGATATCAGTTGATCTGTTACTAACGTTTGTAATATGATTCGAAATTTGTCCAAGAGTAAAAGTATCTAATGATCCGTTTAATGGATTGTTAGATAAAATATCTGGTATTTCATATACTCCAATTTCTTTTATTTTTGGAGATGCAGACCAACAAGTAAGTGCAACAATATCATTTACTGTTAAATCTTCTTTAAATTTTACATATCTATTTGATGTACCATCAACAAGAGTGTAATCTGTATCAATTTTTTTAGTTGATCCGTTTACTTTTACTGATACTTCTAAATCAGTTAATGCGGCAGAATCTTTGTAAACATCTATTGGAAATAATTTTTTTTCAGTTGCCGATACAAAATGAGTTCTTCTAACTCTTTGTTTAGATTCTGTTAATCGTTCTTTCCAATTTGTTCTATTATTGTAAGTTGTTAATCCTGTAATTTCGTGTGTAAATCCAGTTGAATTTGACTGAGTAATAAAATCATCACCTGACTTATATCTAAAGGTTCCTGAGTTTACATCTGACTCGAATACCAAGTCACCTACATTATTAATTGTATTGTATTTTACTTTAAGACCTAAAACAGTATCAGTAGTTGCACCCTCTGATACCTTGTATGAAAATAATTCAGATCCTGTAAAATTTGTAGATGAATATTCCGAGTCGTCGCTAAAACTTTTTCCATTTCTATCAAACACATCAAATAACGGTTGTTGATTAAGTTTTGTTTTCTTTTGACCTTCGATCCATTTACTTTCGTTTCTGTCTGGTCCAGCAGTTGTTGAATAGTGCAAAGTTTTTCCTTGGTTCTTTTTACCAAATTCTACAAATACTTGCTCTCCGTCTACTGGATAAGTGTCATCTATTTCTGCAAGTTGTAAAGCAATTACAGTCGAACCTTGAACTTTTACAAACTGTACTTCGTATATTTTGTTTCTAACAAGTTTATCTGTGTCAGCAGTAAACAGTACTCTCATACCGTTTGTTACTTCTACACCGTCAACGTAGTAACCTGTTTGATTAACCATTGATGAAAATACATCTGTTGTAACATCGTCAACTAATGCAACTGATTTTTTTGCAAAAGATCCGTAATTGAATAATTGGAGATTAGCATCAAATTCAATGATTGGTCTTTTTGCTCTGTCGTCCTCTGCTAAAGAAAGTTCAGATCCGTTTGCTGTTGCTGTTGCTTCAATAACAGATTTATGAAACCATCTATTGTATCTAGACCATGCATTTTGATCAATAGAATCTCTCTTAATTGTAATGTAATCGTGCTTGTCTGGTCTGTAAAATGATTTTGCGTATGGTCTTGAATCATATCCTACTGAGTCGTATAAAATAGTTGTTTCAGTAGCATAAGTTTCTGGTGTGATCAAATTATCTACATCTGTCAAAGTAATCTTACTACCTACACCTTCTACATAGAAAGATTTGTCTGCATAATTTTTTGTGTCTATAACATTGGAACCAAATCTAATTTTCATTCCATTTGATAAAGCAGTACCAGTAGTCATTGTGTAATTAATTGCACCTACAATGTCTTCTGCAACATTAATTTTTGTTGTGCTTTTTGCAGTTTGAATTTTGATTACTCCGTGCATCGCACCGTGAACTCCACACTGATAAAATAATGAATCAGGTGCATCTGTTGGCACTGTGAATGTTACTGTACCTTTGTCTGCTCCTCCATTTACAACTCCTTTTGTATAAAGAATAGATGTACTTCCATCAGACGCTAATCCAGACGATACTGGCTCTGTCATAATCCAGAATGGATGTCCTACTGCGTCAACTTTGAATTTATACGTGTTTCCTCTGTATAAAGTAATTGCAGGATTATCTTTTGCTTCTTGCGTTGTAAATCTGTATACACCCACATATGGTACTGACACACCAATCTCTGTTGTTGTGCCTGTTGCAATCTTATCAACTAATATTGCTGTAGGACCATTTGGCATCCAGTAGTATTCTCTGAAATTCACGAGTTTATCAAGATCTACATAGGGATTCCACGAATAAGTTCTCTCTTTGGTCAGTCTATCATGATTGTCGACAGGGGCATTTAGATATCCTAACTGATTTATAAAATCGTCATAAGTTGAAGTAAATTTTACTTTGTCTTCTGGTGTTATAGATGATGTGTCAATATCTGCAATAGTGACTGTTGGCTCTAACTGATACTGCGATCTGCTTTGAGTTGTAGCACCTAAATAGTTGTCTGATATTGATCTTGTATATGCATCTAATCTTCCAATATATCCATCTAATCTCTCTAATCTCCCTTTTTGTATTGCAGGATCTAATGTGCTACTTAAAAACTTTTCGTTTGCATCTGTCCTATAGTAATGTGGTAGATGAGCAATCGTTCTTCTGTATTCACGCCCGTTCTTGTCTGTGATTACTTCGTATCTTTTTGTGCTGTCAATTGAATTGTCTGCCATCTTTAGTATCCAGTACCACTAACTGTTCCTGTTGTAGTGGATCCTGATACTGCTGATGTTGACCTTGCTGTTTTTGTCGTTGTGGTTGTTGACGTTACAACTGTACCTGATGCTTGAAGTTGATTTGCTCCAATGGCATCAATAATTGCTACATCATCAACGGTGGCCCCACTAATGAAAATTTCGTTTGATGTTCCAGATATTTGAAATAATGATCCAAACACTTGTCCTGTTTGATTTGGTACTATAACAACTGTTAATAAATGCGGTGCTAACCTATTATGTATATGTGCCGCTAATTCTGTAAAGTAAAATGAATCTCCAAAATCAAAATTGTTTAGTGCAAAAAATTGATCTATTGTGTCGACTACCATTGTTTTTATCACTGCATTCGAAATATTCGAATCTGGATTTTTTACAACTTTAAATGTTGCTTGATATTCTTCCTCGGATTTTGTTCCAAATAAAATTTTGTATGATACTGGATGATATATGATCTGGTCTGATAACCCTTTGACTGGATTTAATTTGTTCGAGTAACTGATTCTTAAAGCATCTGAAGTACTTGGTTTAGGTTTTTCTCCTCCAGTTTTTAACCATTTTCTAAATAATGTGTCATATGATCTTTCTAATAGATATATGTCAACTATATTAGATACTGATGGATCTATCCTTGTGTTATTTCCTGCAAAATGTTTGTATTGGAAATCTATAGACGATCTTCCTTTTCTCGCATAGTAATCTGTAGTTGGCACTAATGAATTTGTTGCACTGCTATATTTTTTAATGACATCTTCTGCAGAATCATAAAAATAAAACAGTTGTCCGTCTGTGTATGAGCCAGGCAAAACAATACTAGATTCTTGTTGCGTTACAATAAAATTACTTGCATCATATGGTCTGAATCTTTCAATACTATTATCTGCTGAAATAAACTTCTCATAAAATACAAATTTAGTTGATTCACTTAATGTAGGCTCTACTAGTATTTCGAATAGTTCTGGATTATCGACTACGCCATCATCGTCTGAATCAAAAAATCCTACTTTGACTTTCCTATTATCTTGATATCCATCTTGCTCAGTAATTGTATCAACAACTTGCCAAACGTTTGGATAACCCACTGCATTACCAGTACTTACAAGTGTGTTATTTTTCAATAATTTTATTGTATCTTTTTTAGTCTGCCCTGTTGTGTAATCATAAATGTTTTCTTGAGGATCAAAATAGAACTTGTTTTGTCCAGCAGATTCAAAGATATAATCCAATTTTCTGTATGTGACTGTGTATGTAGACCCGTCGTTTTCAAAATTAAACCACCAACTCTGATCAAGATTAGTACCTGTTGTGTCTCCTGCTAATCCTAAACTAAATGTATTGTTTGCACTTATATTTGTTGTTGTTATAACTTTCCATGTTCCTGTTGTTTCGTCATATCTAAGTGCAAAGTTTTCATATGCAGTAATTCTATTTTGTAGGTCTGCTTTTAATGTTGCACCTAACGATGTTGCTAATTGTGGAATGACTGCTTTAACAACTGCGTTGTCTGGTATCACATCTGCTAAGGTAATTGGACCCACACCAGATTCTAAATTTCCAACTCCGCCGTTTGCTCCGTCTCCTACCACAGATGCCACTTTTGCCCATTGTCTATCCTGTGCTTCATCTGTTGATGCATCTACAAGTTTTCCGTTTTTGAATTTTCTTGTATCAGGTGATGTAAATTTAATTAATGCACCAGGTTTGACAAATTTTAAGTTTGATGTTGAAAATTCGCCAACAACAAGTGGACCACTTGAAAAAATATATCCTGTATTCGTATTTGTGCTTGTGGTTGTACTATTCCAAGATGTTGATAGTAATGAAAGATCTTTTGATCCATATTTGTCATAATAAAATTGCCTTGAATATGGCTGTTTTAGTTTTGTTTCAATTTTTGTGTTTAATGTGTTTAAAATATCGTTCTTAGTATTGAAAGTAAAAGTAAAAGAAGGTAAAGTCTCTTCTCTATATAATATACCATCGTCTGCAATTACATTTACATTAGAATATGATCCTGTAGGATCAACTATTTCTTTTGCTCTAGATATACCAGATGCTGTTCTGTTGATGGATCTAATTTTTATTATTTCCTGTGATGCTTTCAAAGGTACAATATTATAATCTTCCGCTGTAATCATTCTATCTTGAGAATAGTATACCTGTGGTGCTTTTTCTCTTATTGATGCACTGGACTCAGACTGGGCAGAATTGTATAGTGTTTGCTCCAAACTTGCCCCTATTGTCAAAGTTTGTCCTGCACCATTTTTATCTATGTATCCAATGTTAAATTGAATATTTCTTAAATCAGCAGGCTGAACAGTGTATCTTTCATTAGCACTTGTTCTATAGTATGCTCTGAATCTTCCCATAGGAATATCTGCAAAGTTTCCGTCACCGAAAACTAAATCAACGGCATCATTTGCTTTTGTGACTGCATTGTAAATATTTCTTACACCTGCATCTATTGAATTGTAAATTGCATTGTTACCTGCCAACGTTGGAACCTGTTTCCACAAAGCAGATGGCTGTCCAAAATCATCTAGTTGCCATAGCCACATATCTGAATCATTAATATTGTTGGCACTCAAAGGTTGTACTAAATTTGTTACAGAATCGTTAATTGTAAACTCTTCTGTTTGTAAAGTACCTTCTTTGAACAAAGCAAAAAATCCTGTATTGTTTGATGAATCTCCTGCACCATCACTTCTGTAAACATAAGAAAATGATCCACCAGGCAAAGGCATTCTTTCATAAATGTAATCCTGTTTTAAAATTGTTGCTGGTACAATTTCAAATTTTCTTGTTATACCACTTACTGGTCTTGAGAACGTGTACATAGGAATATCCGTGTTACTAGACCTAGTTGCGTAAATTTCTGTAGATATATTTCCTACTTTTCCTGATTCTAAAGGCTTACCGAATGTTTGGTTTGACTGATTTATTCCATTTAATATATTGACAAAATGTTCTCTGTAATTAGGATTTGCCGCATCATTCCAACGCACAGTCAATCCTGCAAGATTTTGGCCTGCACTATCTCTAATATTTTCTGACGTAGAAACTGATGTAAATTTTAGCAAACCAACTGCTGGTTTGTTTCTAGCGGCATTGTAATTAATAAGTCTTGCTAATCGCAATACTGAATTTCTTCTAGATGCAGTTTCTAAAAAGTTTTCTCTTGCATTCAGGTCTACTCTGAATGATAATGACTGAGCAATATAGGCTATCAAATCCAGTAAAGCAATATACTCAGAACTCTCAACAAAGTCATTGAAATCATCTGGATAATTCTCCTGTAGATATGCAACCATAGTTCTACGTATGGTTTCAAAATCATAGGATTTGAAATCTGCAGTCTGAAAAGCAGTGTAGATTTTTCTCCAATCTTCTGCTACTAATAATCTATTTTGTCTTTTTGTGGCCATAATACTTTAATAACGATATTTATAGTATTAATTATGTGCGTATATTAAGATAGGCGTAAACTGTTTTCTCTGTCAAATTTGAACACTAATTTCTCGGTAATATTATACGGAACGTAGGTCAAAGAGGCCTGAATTGCTATACCATGCTCATATTCTTCTACTATAATTTCATTTGTTGCTAGACGTGGATCAGCATTAAGTTGCTCAGTCACGTCATCAATAATTAATTGTCTTGTTGCTTCTGTTAATGGCTCAAATAATGCATCGTATATAATTGTACCAAATGCAGGGTTTTCTACTCTTTCGCCCTTTCTCACAGATAATCTGTTCATCAAGTCCTGCTTTATTAATTCAAAATCGTACAATTTAAAATTAGTTCTTTCTGAACGTGAACTAAATCCTCTGAATGCGTTTCCTCTGTTTATCATGTTGTTTTTTTCATCAGCCATTTGTCATATTCCTTTTATTTTTTCTTTTGCCAACCCCATCCTTCGCCTGATTGTGCTTTTTTCAGTGCCTCATCTTGTGCCTTCTCAAAGTTTTCTTTTCCACCCCATGCGGCATACATATCATCACTGTACAATCTATCTATGTTACTCGAACTTGTTTTTTCACTAATTCCACTAAACATATCTGTATCGAATCCAAATATCTTTCCTATATTTTTACTCACTGATGCTAAATTTTTGCCCAGTGAATCTTTAATACTATTAACCTCTGTGACAGCAACCACTTTATTTCCTACAACGTGTTTGTGTACACTCTTTATTTTATTTACATCAATCGACAGCGATTCTTTTGTAATTGGACCATCTAAATGAGGTGAGACTATTGTTTCTGATTTTTTGATTACAGAATCTCCTAAAATATTTCCTATAGTTTTTGCACTGGATTTAAGTTTAGATAAATTACCATCTATATGCGGATTTGGAACATTTATCATTTTAGATAGATCTCCCTTCATTTGAATTATGCCATCTTTGTTTGCAAATACTTTATCTTTGAAAATATTAGCGGCATCACCTGAAACTAGACTATCAATATTTTGTTTAAACATCGACGACGCCTCGTTTGCCAAACTTTTAATCTTTTTAACATCGAAAGGTCCTATTGGTTTTATATCCTTTCCAAAGTTATTCCAAGGTCCCGGTGCCTCCATACTTTTCATATTTGCTAAATCAAACTTTTTAGTATAATTTTTTGCAAAGTCTTCTGCAGTCGATTGTATTTTTTCTATATCGATAGATTTATCAAGGTTCAATGATTTAATTTTTGCTTCTACATCTGCTTTTACTTGGTCTGCTTTAATGACCTCATTTGAACTGACTCTGTTGGATTGAGCAATACTTTCTGCATTCTCAGGATTTTTAGATTTTGCAACAACGTTATCATCATTTGCGTTTGCACCTACAAAGGTATTCATTCCTCTTGTCAGTCCATAATGGTATTCATAAGGTTCATGAGTTGGAACTCTCATACCATCGATTGATTCGTTAATCTCGTCTTCCCATTTCAAAGGTTTAGGTCTAACTTTATTTGCACTATTGACATCACCTATAGGAGTTACTAATGTATTTGTTCCTGCAGGATCTTCCGATAACATATCTGTTCTAATTAAATTCTTAACTACTTCTGCATTTGGTGTGATTGTGTTATGGTGGACTTGGGTTCCTGCTAAATGAACTTGTCCTCCTGAATGATGTTCCTGTCCTGTTCCTGCATAAGATAGTATCGCTCCTGCGGGTGCTTTTGTTGTAAGTGATCCACTAACTGCGTGTAATTTAATATCGTTGTCAGCAATTTGTTGAATGTTTCTTCCGTCCATTACTACTTTATCTTTTGCTTTCATTTTAATTTGCCCTTTAGCAAACATATTGATATTTGAATCACTGTGTAAATTGATATTGTTTGTAGAACGTATGTTCAATCCACCACCTGCATAAATGTCAATTGCACCATTTGAGGCAAGTTGCACCCAAGATTCTCCAGATGCGTTTCCTATATAAATCACACCCTCGGTGTCGTGCAATAATATTTGATGTCCTGTTGAGGTTCTTAGTCTTATGTGCTGATTGTCTTGCTGTAAATCGCCATCGTCCATGACAAAAGTATGTCCTGGCAATCTGTTGACAACTTGATCTTGAATAGCATCTCTGGCACCAAGTTTATATTTTCTTGCTGTCGGACTTCTATCCAGAGGACCCGGTGTGCTGATTCCAAATACTGCACTTGGAGATTCTCTTCTAGCAGAAGATGTTGTTGTTCCTCTAACATCGTCCTGTATTAATCCTTGTTTTCTCAGTGTTTCTGCGAGTGGATGAATTGGTTTTGATAGTGTGTCATAATTTCCTCCACCGCTATCCCATGCCTTTTTGTTTACCTCACCTGCAGGTACCGAAGTTGTGCCATAAATTTTTTCTTTTGATAAACCTGCCGAATGATGTCCTTTGATATCTTTAGTTCTTGTTTGTTCCGATGAAGCAATTCCAGGTATCATGTGGTTAACATATGCATCTTGTATACAACCTATCCAAAATGCCTGATCAATTTTTCCTTCTGCAAAAATTACTAGCACTCTGGTATCTATGTCCGGTGGAGTTGCCCACATACCGTATGAGTGTTGTGAATTTGCGTAATCAAACGGATCTGCTTTGTCAGTTGCGTTTAAACTTTTTACACCATAAAACGGTGTAAGATATTGACAGGTAATTAGATCAGATACTTTAGGATCGTTAGTTTTTGAAAGATTGGGTATCAACACTTTGATTCTTCCCATTCTCTCTGGATCCGAGTTTTGCTTTACAACAGCAACATAAGGACCAGCATTGATATTGACATATGACTCGTCTTTTCTAGGCGCCTTTGTTGTTGCAACATCTCCGCTTAAATGAATATTAGCCATCTAATTACAATCCTCCCAACACATTTCCATATGGCTTGCCGGTTTTTGGATCAATCAAAATCCGTTTATTTTCATATTGCTCTTTTCGTTGTTTTGCTAGTGGATCCCATTTTTTAATTCTACCACCTTGAAAATCGTGTTTTACTCCAGGTAAAATTTCATGTTTAACATTATTAAGGTTCATCATGTCATACTCCGTAACTGATACTGTGTCAGAACCCGGATTATGGTGTTCAGTTGCCGCAACAAATGTTTCTCCTGTTGGATAGAATCTAATTTCCTGTGCATTTTCACTGTATGAAAATGTACCATCTGTTTTCTTTTCTGAATCATCTTTAGAAATTTTTGCTGTTTCGATAGACGGAGTTGCTGTTTTATTTGTTCCACCTTGGTTTTTAATTCTTATCATCATTAAGTCCTGTGTAAATTGTCCGTTTTCAAAATTGCTTGTTACTTTAACTACTTTATACAATCCTGAAAATCTAACATTCTTTCCTGACTTATTAAAATTATATGTTCCTGCTTTCTCGTCAAAGTCTGTTGGAAATTTAAAATCTAGAGTCACTAATGGTTCTGCTTCATCGAGGTTGAACGATCCTGTTTCCTCGCTCCATGTGTGTCCTTTTACTGTTCCCATTTTTTTTGCTACCATAACAGGATTTTTTGGATCATAGTTTGGCATATATGACATTGGAATATACTGATCATTTCCTATCCACGCAGGATCTCCCATAATATTCATCTCAACCTTGATCATGTCAGCCAAAGGATTTGTCAGGTAGTCATAAAATTCTCTTGTTTTCGCAGATTTTTTATCACTGGCGAATTCACCATCGTTTTGTGAACCTGAAGACACCGGGGAACTTCTAACGCCAAATAATTCGTCTCCATAAAGACCGTTTCGACCAATAAACATATTTTCTGTCTTTTTTTCATTGAAGTCATTTAATTGTTTACTGTCATGATCTAATGTTGATGCATCTGCCATTCTTGCTTGGAAGAAAGCATATTTGTAATTTATATTAAGATCCAGGATGTCTAAGTTTTCACCGGTGTAGATGTAATTGTATTTCTTCTTAACCAACTTGCCCCATTTGCCTGCACCTGTCAGACCTGGAGCAACAAAGTTTCCTATGTGTATCAAGTAGGGTTGAATATGATAGTGTATTGTTTTTCTGTGCATTTTAGTAATTGCATCCAACGCCGAATGAGTATACACACTTGTAATTATTTTAAACCAAGGCACATATTCTTGCTGAATCCTTTTTTCTATAGGTGCTCCTGCGGCACCGGAAGTAGATTGCATTGTTTTTTTCCAATATTTTTCAACGAAGTTTGTTGCAATATCATTATAAGCAGAAGTACGCATCATTATGGCTTCTAGAGTACTTGGTATTGCTGTGCCGTCTCTCATTTGTAGTGCTTTCAATAAAGGAAATGCTTCACGTAATTCTTTCTGAAATCCTGAATCAATATAATCTGGTGCACCCGGTCTTGTCCCAATCGGTGGCACATCAAATTTTCCTATATTCCAAAACGTCATTGGATCACCTGCCGACTCTACTTTCTGCCCATCAAAATATGGGTCAAAGGTAATCCTGTATTCGTCTTTTAGTTCTCTCTGTTTATTTTCAATCTCTGTTTCCTGAATATTATCGATACCGTTCACTATCGATTCAAATTGTTCTGCAATACTGCCTCCTGTAACTTCTATCGGTCCTCTAACATAGTTGAATCTGTTGACCATCGCAAACTCTGTGTAGGGTAATGCAGTCAAGGTGTACCGAGAACCTGCTTGGTTGATATCTACTGTTGAATTAACTAATTTAATTGGATAATATTTTTTTGATACTCCTTCGATACTTCTTATTGGATTTCCTTTTGAGTCATATCCTACAAACTCTAGGGTCAACAAGAACGGAGCATCCATGTGATCAAGATATCCACAATTATTAGCCGCACCTCGTAGTTTTTCATACAATGTTACACCAAACGGTTCTGACAGTTCAAACTCAATTTTTGTAAAGTTCATTAACTTTCTATCTTCGTTGGGAGCATGAACTCCTTCAATGTTTACTCTTTCAAAATAAATGTCGTGATTTTCTCTTAATATATCTCCCGAAAATTTCATAGAGGAACCATACTTGCCCTGTAACCTTTCTTCTTCTTTTCTTCCCGCGGTCTTTAACGCCTCTTGGAATCCCGGGTCGACTCCTTCATAATCTCCGCTTCTCGCACCCGCTAATTTTTCACTACTGAATCCACCACCTGCTCCTATACCTCCGGATCTTGCAATAATGTCATGAGCAGGAGCACCTATTATTGTTGCAGGGTATCTCACATCTGCTTCTCTCAGACCTGAAAGTGTAAAAATATAATTGTAACTTGCGTACTGGTGTAAAACATTTGTGTGAACAAACTTTGCCTCGTCTTGTGCATATCTTGCCGTGTATTTTGCCGCGGAGACACTATCGACTTCGGTGTCATCTTTGTGACCTATTACAGTTTCCGTTGGCTCCTCCTCAACGAATTCCTCTACTTTTTTTATAATCTTTTTATTATTTTTGGCAGAGTTTATGGCTATCGGATGCATTGAAGTTCTATTGTTTTCAATTTTTTCTTCAATAGTTGCACCATCTGTGGTATCATCTTTGATTGCTTCTGCGATGTCAGATGCAACGATTGTCTCTAAATCTAAAGCAAATACGTTTATTCCAGTCTTGTTGAAATACTCAATCTTCTCATCGTAAGACATTTTTTTGATTGCTTGTATTTCTGCGGAAGTTAAGTCTGCCATACTAAATTCCTAAGTCGTTTTGCAGATTACTTAATTTTGGTATTCTTATTTCTGTTCCTGGTTTGAAGTCGTATATGGGATCTTCTATTTGGTTGGGATTTCTTTGAGCAAACACCCACCATAACCTTGGAGTGCCATATAAGTCAAATGCTAATAGGTCAGGTCTATAAGCATAAATTCTATCTATCTCGTAAATGATGTCATCAGCGTCACCGGTGATAGGTCTCGGGTTGAATAAATCTAAATGAGTTTCTGTCTGTTCTGTGTTATGATACGGAGAAGTGTTTGAATATTTTGCCATTAAATGAATCCTACTCCGTCTTTGTTTTGTAAATCACCAGATATAAAATCTTTCATATTAAATTTCTTAATTGTTTCTCTTGAGTAAACTGGTTGTATTTGAATTGTGAATAAACTTTGTGTCGGTGCCCATGTTTCTGGTAACGCAGTATCTTGATCGATAGATTTCATTTCGTTTGGATTGAATGTGTCTGCACCTGAATTCATTGCACCACCCATACCCATTTGACTTGTTGAAATATAATCTATACCTTCTCTTAATTCACAAGTAAATGTTGTGATGATTACAGGAATATTTTTAAACACATGATTTCCGTATCCGTTCAATGTACAAATCGGTGGTGGATTTCCTTTGTTTGCATCTGCATCCTCTCCACCAAAAAACATTTTTGTTGCCGCTCTTAGGAAATGTAATGTTGCTACCCAATATAATGCGTCTTGTTGATTTTGCACAGGAAACTCAGCAACGATTGTCATGTTTGCAGGTTCTGAATTTTGATATGCATAGAAAGGATAGTTTGCATGAGTTGTTGCTAATGGATTGTAGTTTGCATTATGTTGCAAAATTACAGACGGTGTTAAAGGAAATATAATTCCTCCTTCTTCTGCCAAAGGTCCTAATATATTTGATTTAGATTGAGATGCTGTTTTTCCTCCGCCATTAAAGAAGAAGTTATACATATCTTCGCCTTTACGTAAAGTTAACTTAACTCTCCAATCTGTTTGTTTTGATCTTCTAGACCATTTTGCAGTGGTATTAGAAGACATAGGTCCTTCGCCGCCTGGTGGTAAACCTGCACCAAACAAACGTCCTAAAGTCCTGCTGAAAATATTACCACCACTAGATTTAAACACCTCTGTTAGGGTCTTTTTATCGGGACTAAATTTATCTTCTATATCTGCCATATTTTTCCGGTTGCGTTTCCAAAATATATTTTGTATACTTTAAACATATTTATAGGCACAATAATAGGCGTATTTAATTCCCCTTACGGCACACTTTAACAGACCTGTTTGTGGTCAACTTTGCAATTACAATTACATAGAGAAAAAAAAGGATATGAGAAGAGTAAAGTACCTAAACAACCGAGATCTGTTGGCTGAAATACACAAGAGTAAGAATACTTACAGTTCCTTTGTGAATGATGAAGATTCTGCATTTGATGTCATTGTGCCATCTCTGGAAAAAATTAATATTAGATCTATTTCCATGGCAAAAAAGAACAAAGCCAAAAAACTCACTCAATTGGCATGGGAGAAAGCAAAAGAAGAAGGACAGAAAAAAATTAAACTTACAGATTTTACTGTTTCTCCTAGGAAAATAGAAAAGACTGACCTAATATTTAGAGTTATGACATTTGATCATGTTCCTCTAGATCCTGACAGAAAAAGAAATCCAAAATCAGTTGCTGATAAACACGTGAAAGTGAATTTTCCGCCATTTCAACACTACAAAATTGATAAAAAAGGAAAATTAGTTTGTGTTGGAAAATCTCACTGGGAAGGTGGAATGGGTAATGGAAAATTTATTTTAGATCGTGGAAAAATTACAAACGAACTTGCAAAGATGTTCATGAAATTGTGTGAACGTTATGGTACGAGGGCAAACTGGAGAGGTTATACATATAACGATGAGATGCAGTCGCAGGCACTTATGCAACTATCACAAATTGGTTTACAGTTTGATGAATCTAAATCAGAAAATCCATTTGCATATTATACTGCCGCAATTACAAATAGTTTCACAAGAATATTAAACATAGAAAAGAAAAATCAAAACATAAGAGATGACTTGTTAGAACAAGAACACATGAAACCATCGTTTACAAGACAGAATCAAAACGAGTTGGCTTCTGAATCTTATCTGAAAAAATCACAAAGTTTACATGGTACAGTGAGAGTGGCAACAAAAACTTCTATAAAAGAATTAAACAGAAAACTGAAAAAAGAACAGAGAAATAAAATCAAGTACGATAGTGATGACGAAAGAATAGTTGACGAGACAATATCAGATCAAGAACATGATTTATTAAAGTATAAGGATATGAAAGCAGAAGATAAGAAACCAGTTAAATTAAAAACTTGGGGTTCTAGAGGTAAAAAAAATTAAAATGGCTTTTTTTAAGAAAGTCGCTTGTTTTACTGACATACACTTTGGTATGAAGGGTAACTCTAGAATACACAACGATGACTGCGAAGCATTTGTTTATTGGTTTATTGAACAAGCCAAAGCACATGGTTGTGAAACTTGCATATTTCTAGGAGATTGGCATCACCATAGATCTGCAACAAACGTTTCCACTATGAACTATACTGTTTCTAACATGGAAAGATTAGGTGCGGCATTTGAAAAAGTATATGTAATAATGGGTAACCATGATTTGTTCTACAGAGAAAAAAGAGAAATCAATTCCATGGAGTTTATAAGAAATATTCCAAACATACATTTAGTCAACGAGTGGATCGAAGATGAGGATGTTGCAATTATTCCGTGGATAGTCGGAGACGAATGGAAAAAAATTGCAAGTATGAAACAAAAATATGTGTTTGGACATTTTGAATTGCCATATTTTAAAATGAATGCAATGGTGGAAATGCCAGATGTTGGCACTATTAAAACTGAACACTTCAAAAATTGCGGTATGGTATTTTCGGGCCACTTTCATAAAAGACAACAAAATGGAAATGTAACATATATGGGTAATGCTTTCCCACACAATTACGCTGACGCAGGTGACGATGAACGTGGTATGATGGTATTGGAATTTGGCGGAGAACCAAAGTATATAAATTGGCCGGATATGCCAAGATACAGACACATCAAAATAAGTGAACTGCTTAAAAATGCAGACGATTTATTAGAACCTAAAATGTATGTTAGAGTTGGGTTAGATATAAAGATAAGTTATGAAGAAGCAAACTTCATAAGAGAAACGTTTATAGACAAATATAAATTAAGAGAATTACAATTGATACCAGAGCAAATTGATCAAGCACAACAACCACTTGTCGAAGTACAAAAATTTGATTCGGTTGATCAGATTGTTTTAAAACAATTAGAGGGTGTTGATTCTGAAACATATGACAAAAATATACTAATGGCAATTTATAGGAACCTAGATGTTAACCATTAAAACATTATCAGTAAAGAATTTTATGAGTGTAGGCAATACTGCACAAGGTATAAATTTTGATAATAAAAATCTTGTTTTGGTAATTGGGGAGAACTTGGATTTGGGAGGCGATGATGCTGGAGCAAGAAACGGTACTGGTAAAACAACAATTATAAATGCACTATCATATGTATTTTTTGGAGAAGCATTAACACAAATTAGAAGAGATAATCTTGTTAATAAAACAAATGAAAAAGGCATGATGGTTGCTGTAACATTTGTTAAGAATAATATTACATATACTATCGAGAGAGGTAGAAAGCCACAGATATTTAAATTTTATGCAAACAACATAGAACAAAACACAGATTCAAACGAGGCACAGGGAGAAAACAGAGAGACACAACACGAAATAAACAAGTTGCTTGGTATGACCCATGCTATGTTTAAGAATATAATTGCATTAAACACATACACACAACCGTTTTTAGCAACTAAACAAGCGGAACAGAGAGAAATTATAGAACAATTACTGGGTATAACATTATTAAGTGAAAAATCCGATCTACTTAAAGATCAAATGAAAGCAACAAAAACAGAATTGCAAGAAGAAAAATTTAAAATTGATGCAAAAATATCATCTAACACAAAGATTGAAGAATCAATAGAAAGTTTAAAAATAAGATCACGTGCATGGCAAACACAAAAAGATCAAGACTCAATAAACTTTGCTTCGGCGATAGCAGAACTTGAAAAAGTAGATATCAAGGCAGAACTTGATGCACACAAAAAATCCCAAGCACATAGTCAAAATTATTTGAAACTAATAAGTCTGCAAAAAGAAAAAGCATATCACGAAGATTCATTAACAAGAGCAGAAACAAACGTCACAAAAACAGAATCAGATTTACAATTTGCAGAACAGGCCAAGTGTCCGACTTGCGAACAATCATTGCATGACGAAAAACATAAACAATTAACTGATAAGTTGGTTACTACATTAACCGAAAGTAAAACAGATGTAGAAAAAGCAAAAAGTGATCTTGCTAAAATACAACAAAACATTGACGATATTGGTGATTTAGGACAAACCCCTGACACGTATTACGATACAATAGATGAAGCATATAATCACAAAGGTTCATTGAAAGACCTACAAAGACAACTAGAGCAAAATGAAATAAAACAAGATCCATATGCAGAACAAATTGCTGAACTAACAAAAACCGCAATACAAAAAATCGATTACACTACAATAAACGAATTAGAAGACTTGAATAGACACCAAGACTTTTTGTATAAACTTTTAACAGCAAAAGATTCTTTTATTAGAACTAGAATTATTGAACAAAACTTAACATATCTAAATCAACGTTTAGCATATTACTTAGGACAAGTTAAACTTCCGCACACAGTGACATTCCAAAGTGATTTGAATGTACAAATCGAAGAACTTGGCAGAGAACTTGATTTTGATAATTTGAGTAGAGGAGAAAGAAACAGATTAATACTATCTTTGAGTTGGGCATTTAGAGATGTATGGGAAAGTCTTTATCAACAGATCAACTTATTGTTTATTGACGAGTTGGTTGATGCAGGAATGGACGCATCTGGTGTTGAATCTTCTATAGCAGTGTTAAAAGACATGAGTAGAAAGCAACAAAAGAATATTTTCCTAATATCTCACAAAGATGAGTTGGTAAGTCGAGTAAATTCAGTACTAAAAGTTGTAAAAGAGAATGGTTTTACCAATTACAACAATGATGTTGAAATAATAATTTAAATTTTACTTGACAAAACCAGATCATACGTGCTTTAATTGTTGATATATTAATTAATAATATAAAAGAGGATATAATTATGTCACAAACACATGAACAGATCATGACAGAGATCCAAACTTACTCTGAAGAGAAT